TGCAGTCAAAAACGAAACTTTAAATAAACCAACTACACCGCCAGTAAATGACTGGTCGACGAAAGGAGCGTTTTAAATGAATTTTACAGTTACAAGTACACGACAAACAAAAGCTTTAAAAGTAGTCGTATATGGTCCGGAAGGAATTGGAAAGACAACATTTGCTAATAACTTTCCACAACCTATCTACATTGATACTGAAGGTTCAACAAATTTTATTGATAGCCAAAAGTTACCTGATCCAACTAGTTGGACAATGCTACTTGAAGAACTTGAGTATTTAAAAAGTACTTCAGGTATTGCTAGAACGATTGTGATCGACACGATGGATTGGGCTGAAAATTTAGCAAAACAACATTTAATGGCAAAAAATAACTGGGATGCGATTGATGCTTCTAGTTATGGTACGCGCTATGTTGCTTTAGCCGATGAGATTGGGAAGCTTTTAAACAAACTAAGTGAACTGGTTGAGTTAAATTACAACGTTGTTCTTTTAGCTCATTCAGAAACTAAGAAGCATGAATTACCTGATGAATTAGGAGCGTTTGATCGTTATGTACTGAAGTTAGAACGACGTGACGCCTCACTGGTAAAAGAGTGGGCGGATATGATCTTGTTTGCCAATTTCAAGACGACTGTCATTACAGATAGTAAGACTAATAGTAAAAAAGCGACTGGTGGCCAACGTGTAATGTATACGACACATAAACCGACCTGGGATGCGAAAAATCGCTTGGGACTTGCTGATGAGCTTCCATTTGATTATGAACAGATCAGAGTTCAACTTGAACAAGCGATGCCACAAGCTGAACCAGTACAACAACCGGTCCAAGCAGCAGTTCAACCTGCACCATCACAAATTCAACCGCAACAGGCACCACCGGTTCAACAAGAGCAAGTACCATTACCGGAAGAACCACCGCAACAACAAGAGGTGCAACAAGCACCACCAGAAAATTTACCGATGCCAGAACAAACGGAAACGATCCCAAGTGTCATTCCAAAGCCAGTAGCAGACTTGATGAGAGCAGATGGTCTTACACCAGGTGACTTGATGACTATGATCTCTAATGCTGGTTTTATGCCAAAAAGAACGCCGTTAGAAAATGTCCCCGAAGATTTATGGAGACATCTAGAATCTGGCTGGAGTACAGCAAAAGAATATTTACACAAAGTATATGAACCAGAGCAATAGGAGGACAAAAGATGAATACAGCAGAAAATGAATTTTTAACATGGGATGGCGGCTTTGTTGCAGAAGAAAGTGAGTTTGTCGTTCTTGATCCAGGTGTTTGCAAATTTACGGTCAGAGGCTTTGAACGCAAGATCTATGATGGTAAGTCAGACAAAATTCCTAACGGTACACCTTACGCTGAGATCGAAATGGAATTTGTTGGGACTAAAGGTAAGACAACAGTAAAAGAACGCTTGTATCTGCTAAAACGTATGCAGTGGAAATTGACAGAGTTCTTTGCTGCAATTGGTCAAAATCCAACGATCGGCCAAGCTTTTATGCCAAATTGGAATGCAGTTATCGGCAGTTCGGGATATGCAGAGTTAGAAGTAAATCATTACAAAGATAATAATGGCAACGATCGTTCGAATAACAGACCTAATAAGTTCCTCAAACCGAACGCACCAGAAATCGCTAGTGCACAACAACCTGCGCCGGTACAAACAACGGTACAACCGCAACCACAACCACAGCCAGTACAACAAGCACCAGTGACACCGCAACAAACAACTCAACCGGTACAGCCTGCACCGGCACAACAAACACAACAAACACAACCACAACAGACGACTCAAGCCGGTTTTACACCAGGAGCATTTTAGGAGGTAAGAATAATGTCAAAAGAGATCGATTTGAATTTATCACGGATGGCGTATGGCGCTATTCAAGAGAAGTTAGATAAGGAACTAGAAGCAGTCTTCAAAAATATCCATGATCCTAACGTGCCGGCAAAGCGGAAACGGACAATCACAATCACGCTTGGTTTTACACCGGACGAAAAACGCCAAACAGTAAATTTGGCCACTGGGATCAAGTCGGTATTAGCACCAACAGAAGAAGTTGAAACGACGGTTTTAACTGGTAAAGACATTAAGACAGGGCGAATTGAGGCGCATGAGCTTAGTTCTGGAGCACCGGGACAAACCTACTTTGATCCAGAAGATAGCCAACTAAAGACTGACGTTGGTAAACCAGTAGACGTAGTCGAGAAAGAAACTAAAGCTAAAGTAATTGATCTACAAGAAAAACGGGGGTAATAGACATGAGTTTAACGAAAGAAGCATTGGAATTTTTGACTAATAACGGTATTAAACCAGAAGAGCGTGTGGCGTTTATCGAAGAGATCCCATATGTGATCGATAGCGAAGGGATCGCGCATCGAGTGGATCCTGTGGCCTATACGGCAAAGCAAAGCTTAGGTTTGAATACCTTATCGAGCTTAGTTGATTACGTCAAATCTAAATTAGATCGTGAAAGTGACCGACTTATTTTGACGATCAAAGATGAGCGGACTGTACTTTTAGAAGGACAACTAGAAGTAGATGGAAGTCGAGAGTGTTTAGCCGAAGTAAATGCGATCATTCCTGCATTTAACTTCGATTACTTCTACCACTCAGAAGAATTCAACATCAAGCTGCAGTCTATTTTTACTGATAGCTCAGACCGTGAGATCTTACTGAAAGTAGTTGGAAATATCAGCGAAGACTCTGTTAAGACTGTCGGTGACGATGGAGTTTCACAAGCAGTCACGATCAATCAAGGTGTTGCCTCAAAAGTCGATGTCAAAGTTCCAAATCCAGTTACTTTAGCGCCTTACCGAACATTCAATGAAGTAGCACAGCCTGAATCAAAATTTGTGTTCCGAATGAAAGAAGGACCACGTTGCGCACTATTTGAAGCAGATGGTGGAATTTGGAGAAATGTAGCTATCAAAAACATCAAAAACTACTTTGAAAAGTCTTTAAAGGCTGAGATCAGCAATGGCAAGATCACCATCCTAGCTTAGGAGGAGATCTAATGGAATTAAGACCTTACCAAGAAGAATCACGTAAGAGAGTACAGGAAGAATGGGAGAAAGGTAATAAGCGAACTTTGCTAGTTTTACCTACTGGGACCGGAAAGACAATCGTATTTTCTAAGATCATCGAAGATCGGGTCAAATTAGGCGAGCGGGTTTTAGTTTTGGCACATCGTGGTGAGTTATTAGAGCAAGCTGCAGATAAGCTTTACAAATCAACTGGCTTAAAGACAGCAACTGAAAAGGCAGAGCAGACAAGTCTTAACAGTTTCTATCGAGTGGTAGTTGGATCTGTCCAAACGATGCAACGGCCAAAACGTTTAGAAAAATTTTCACCAGACTTCTTTGATACGATCGTGATCGATGAAGCACATCACTGTATTTCTGATGGCTATCAACGAGTACTAAAACACTTCGAGAGTGCAAATGTGTTAGGAGTTACTGCAACACCGGACCGTGGCGATATGAAAAATTTAGGATCATATTTCGATAGCTTAGCTTACGAATATGGCTTGGCTGAAGCAATAAGATCTAAATATCTATCACCAATCAAAGCTTTAACGATCCCGCTTAAGTTAGACCTATCTGCTGTAAAACAACAAGCTGGAGATTTCTCAACAAAAGATCTAGGGACAGCATTAGATCCTTATTTAGAACAGATCGCTACAGAAATGGAAAAGCAATGTAAGGATCGAAAAACAGTTGTGTTCTTGCCGTTAGTAAAAACATCACAAAAATTCAGAGACATCTTGAATAAACATGGGTTTAAAGCGGCTGAAGTAAACGGAGAGTCACAAGATCGCGAGCAAATTCTAACTGACTTTGAGAATAACGAATACAACGTCTTGTGCAATTCGATGTTGCTTACTGAAGGTTGGGACTGTCCTGATGTTGATTGCGTGGTAGTTCTAAGACCGACTAAAGTTAGAGCATTGTATAGCCAAATGGTTGGGCGTGGTACGCGACTTGCGCCAGGGAAAGAAGAGCTACTTTTATTAGACTTTTTGTGGCACACAGAGCGTCACGAGCTTTGTCACCCGGCACATTTGATAGCCACCGATGAAAAAGTCGCTAAGAAGATGACTGAAAATATCGAAGAAGCCGGGACAGCGATCGATTTAGAGTTAGCTGAAGAGCAAGCTCAAAAAGATGTTGTTGCAGAGCGTGAACAAGCTTTAGCTGAACAGCTAGCAGAAATGAAACGTCGCAAACGTAAACTTGTTGATCCTTTGCAATTCGAGTTATCGATCCAAGCTTCAGATTTAACAGACTTTGTGCCAGCATTTGGTTTTCAGATGGGACCACCTACAGATAAGCAGTTAAAAGCACTTGAAAAACTGGGGATCTATCCAGATGATATTGAAAATGCCGGTAAAGCAGAAATGCTACTTGAAAGACTCAGCAAGCGTCGTGATGCTGGCCTAACAACGCCAAAACAGATCAGATTTTTAGAAGGTCGTGGTTTCAATCACGTCGGAACGTGGCAATTTGAACACGCAACTAAGCTGATAAATCGGATCGCTGCTAATGGTTGGAGAATTCCAGCAGGGATCACACCGGCTGAATACCAACCAAATTAAAAAATATTTTCCTCACAGTTTTTACTGTGGGGATCACGCCCGGGGCTGGTGCCATTCCACCAAAACAAATGCCTACAAAGATTTATTTACAGTAAAATCTCAGTTCGATTCTGAGTCCGGGCATTGAATCGATTCAAAAAATATGAGGAGGGATGAACATGAAAGACATTCATCTGCGAAATTGCCGGCATTTTCGCAGATGAACGTGAACGAATTGAAAATATCGAAGCAAATATGAATGAACGTGTAACTACTGCTTACGATCTTGGTTATAACGATGGTTGGAATGCAGCATTTAACACTATCAAAGAAAAATTTGGAGATGGAAGAAGGGAGTAGCCTTTGGAAAACAAATTGAACTTAGTCGAACTGTTAGATTATATCGATCCAGCAACTTTAAATTACCAAGAATGGCTAAATGTGGGCTTCGCTTTAAAACATGAAGGCTACTCGATCGATGATTGGGATAACTGGAGTCGACGAGACATGGCTCGCTATCACGATGGTGAAACAGAAAAGAAGTGGGAGAAATTCAACGGATCTGCTAAACCAGTTACCGGTGCAACGATCACACAGTTGGCCAAAGAAAATGGCTGGAGACCACCATCAAGCGATACGACTAGCTTTGGCTGGAACGATAGCTTTGTTGCATCTGATATCGATCGTGGTTATCAAGTTGTAAATACTGATTATATTTTGGGTGAAGAAGTCAAAGAGCCTAAAAATTGGGATCCAATCAAGCAGATCACTGATTACTTCGAAACGCTTTTTAGAGCTGATGACATTGTCGGATTCGTGAATGATGCTTACTTGAGCCAGCACGGAGACAAAGAAAAATGGTTACCCACTCAAGGTGTGTACACTTGGACCGCTGGAACGATCATTGAAAAGCTTAAGCAAACAAAAGATATCGGTGCAGTTCTAGGCGATCCAAACGAACAAGCCGGGGCCTGGATCAGATTTAATCCACTTGATGGCAAAGGTGTTAAAAACGAGAACGTCATTGATTTTCGTTACGCTTTGATCGAGTCCGACAACATGGACGTGGCCAAGCAAAACGAGATCCTGCGCAAGCTCGAATTACCGATCGCAACATTGACTTATTCCGGCGGTAAGAGTTTGCACGCAGTAGTAAAAGTAGACGCTGCTAACTATGGTGAGTATCAAGAACGTGTCGACTATTTGTATAAAATCGTTGAGAAAAACGGGCTATTCATTGATAAGCAAAATAAGAATCCTTCACGACTAACTAGATTGCCAGGCTTTGAACGTGCCGGCAAAAAACAATTTTTAGTGGCCAGAAATATTGGTCAAGCAAGTTGGGACGAGTGGAAAGAATACATCGAAGACATGAACGACAACTTGCCAGAAATGGAAAATATGGCAGACCTCTTTGATGAACCGATCGTGTTAGCGCCGGAACTGATCGAAGGAGTTCTTCGGCAAGGTCATAAAATGCTGATCGCTGGGCCGTCAAAAGCTGGTAAATCGTTCTCGCTTATTCAGTTAGCTATTGCGATCGCTGAAGGTTGGGAATGGTTCGGTTTCAAATGTCAGCAAGGAAAAGTCTTATATGTGAACCTTGAGCTGGACGAACGATCGGCTAAAAAACGTTTTGCTGACATCTACAAAGAATTAGGACGTGGCCACGATAATGTGGGGAACATCGATGTCTGGAATTTACGTGGTAAGACAAGCCCAATGGACAAGCTAGCACCAAAACTTATCCGGAGAGCGCAAAAATCAGACTACATCGCAGTCATAATCGATCCGATCTATAAAGTGCTGACTGGGGATGAAAACAACGCTCATGACATGTCAGTTTTTGTTAATCAGTTCGACATGATTGCTACAGAACTGCAGTGTTCAGTTATCTATGCTCACCACCATTCAAAAGGCGCTCAAGGTGGTAAAAGCTCGATCGATCGTTCTTCCGGTTCCGGAGTTTTTGCACGAGATCCAGACGCGATTTTAGACTTGATAGAATTGCCTGTTAATGAAGATCGATACAAGCAACGTGAAAATGATGCAATATGTAACGTTTACGCAGGAGCAATCAAGACGTATAATCCTACTTACTCAGATATTGGCCAAGACGATATCTTCAGCAAATCAGAAATGGGTAAACACTTGATGAAAGCTATTCAAGATCCGGAAAAGTTGAAATATATCAACGAGCAAAAAGATCTTGCAG